CCGCCCTTGATCGCGCTGACTGCACCCATGAAGCCTTTTAGCCTTGCAGCTTTGGCGCCATATTTGCCCTCGATCTTCACCAACTCGCGTTCCGCCATCAAGCGCCGACTTTCATCGCCCTGTGCGTCGCGCGCCTTGCCAATATTCTTATTCATATCGGCAGTATTGCCCTCCGCAATTGAAGCAAAGCTGGCATTTCCAATGCCCGAGACCGCCGACGCCGCCATATTGGCTTCGGCTTGCTGCGCATACTCGGTGAGCATCGCGCTCTCTTGCTCGTTGCCCCGCGCCGCGACAATGAATGTCATGGCTTGGATTTGAGCTGCTTCAAACTTGGCGTCCGCCGCAATCTGGTTGCCTTGGATTTGACCCATCCCAAAACTTCCGACCGCCGACACTGCTGAAAAGGCGTCACACATACATATTCAACGCAATCGCCTTGATGCCGCCGCGTGCAGGATCACTGCCGCTGATCACCAAGGACGGGCTGCGCCCCCATTTTGCTACGCGATATTCGCGCCATTCATTTATTAGGCTTGGAATTTCCATAGCCGGTGCGTCGATTGCTGTCGGGATTGGCTTGCCCTCTACCATGCCATCCCAAATGTTGTCCCAATAAACATCGACCGAAACAATTCTTTGCATTTTGCCTGTCGCTGGCCCGTTTGGCATGTTTACCGCTGGCGGAAGAACCTCGATCTCCCAATACATCGGCTCTCCGATAACAACGCTTGTCCGCGCCTCGTTCGTGGTAAACACACCTCCTGCATCCGGCGTCAATGACGGTAGGATTTCTCGCCCGTCATGCACAACGCAATTAGTGCTTGCGTGATGCAGGCTCGTCCAAGCCGTGCCTGCTGGGTCTTGTGTCAGCAAGGATGCATTGTCAGCGTAAATTCCCTGCTCTGTCGTATCAAACTCGACAATCGAATAATTGCCGCCTGCCTCAATCACAGCAAAGAGCCTTGAGTTGACGGAAGTGACACTCACAAAGTTGGCACCGTCCATTTCCCACCGCATGAAACCCATGCTGTCGTCAGACCGCGCAGAGTGCATCACCAAAAGCGATCCATCTTCTTCATTGACCGATATTAGATAAGGGGTGCTTTCCGTGGCGCTGCCCTCATAAACCGCCGTGTCACGCGGCCCCGCCATCCAATCTGGTGTGGCCACTGTCAAAGGTGGTGCGCGATAATTGCTGTCTTTGTTTTCGGCAATGAACTCACGAATGTGGTGGCCCGGACCGTCGATGAACATTGCAGCTCCATCAAACACCCTTGGCACTGCATATGAGCAGCCATGCTTTGTCGTCGCCACTGCACGCGCTGTCTCTTGTGTAATCGCAACTGCATCAGATCCCGGAACATAAAACTCCGCGCTATCTGTAAACACCGACAAGTCGTACCCGCCGACAAAGTGCCTGATCCGCGCCTGTTCACCAACGCCCAGCAAGGCTACCGCGTCCGCTGGCGAACCGTCGCCAAGACCGAAATTTTCGATAGTGAAAAGGGCTGAACCCCACATTGCGTCTGGAAGTTCTTCTGTCCCTCCAAGCCATAGGCGGCGCTGCCAGATCGCGCTGGCTTGCGGCCACCCGCGTATGTCCGACATTGCCGGCTCTTGGATGCCGTTCCGAATGCCCGAGAAGATATACATATCGACCGACCCACCGCCGCCCAATTCTTCCTCTGTCGGGACCGTTCCCGCCGAAAGAACCTCGAAGGTATCTGCGTCAATCACTCGCTTGACCTCGTAGGCCGCCGCCGTTCCGCTTACGACCGTGGCCGCCGTTGTGAAGTCGGGAGCCACTCCGGCCGCATTGTTCAAAACGTCTGCTGGCGAATAAGCAACGCCTGTCAGATCAACATCAGACACACCTGTGAAGTAAATTTGATCCCCAGCCTTTAGCCCGTGTTCAAAGGCAAAGACCTTTACGATCTTGCTTCCCTTTGAAAACAGGAATGGCGCTGGGTCCAGACGCTTCGCAAGGTTCCGCCGAACAATGACTTCGACCTCTTGCGCGTTTACATATGCCGTGACCTCGACCTCTCCGCCGAGAATGAGCAATCGCTGCCCCACATTGTCCGCCGAGAAGAAGTCAACGGTCGTGTAAAGTGATCCTGTACCCGCCGCCAAATCAAATGTTGATGCAAGGTTGCCCGATGCTGTCGCAATATGATCCCCATATCCCAAGGCCGCGCCTGGGGTTGTGAAGATCGTGGCTTCCACCTCGATATCCCCAGCAAAGTTGACTTACGGTTGATACACCTCTGTTCCGTCTGACTTTCCCTCGAAGACAAAAGGACGTGCCGAGAAGCTGTCCAATTCCGCGTCATATTCGATGATGCACGGCTTAAAGATGCTGTCACAAACAATGAACTGATTGCGATAGCGGGTCATGGTCATGAACCACTTTGTTTGGCCTGTCCAAGCGCACTCGGGATCAGTCAGCGTTGCCTTAAGCAAAAGGTTGCTGTCATAGATCGCAACCTGTCCGTTTGTGAACACCATGATGAAACTGGTGGTAAGTCCGGTCGCATATTCCCAGCTTTCAATCCGTGCTTCTTCCGCCAGATCGATCTTAAATTCCGTACCCCAACGGCGGACAATCCGGCCATCATTGAGGACCATCATGTTCTTCGCCTCTTTCAGAGCAGCCTGATAAGCATTTGTGTCGGTGCGGGCCAAAAGCCCATTACCGATACGACCACGGCGAAAGTTGGTTTGGTAAGTCCTCAAACGGCCCATTAATTCATTCTCCCGCCTGTGCGGCGTGCGCGGATAAATGCCTTCGTATCAAGTCGCGGCTGGGTCCGGCCCTGCGCGTCAATCGACTTTGCGCGGCGCAGCTGAATTTCTGATCTCTGCTCGAACTGACCGGACAAATCAAAGTCCATCGTCAGGGGCAGAGAAAGCCTTGCCGCCAGCTTCATTATAAAGGCTTCGCGGAAATATCCGGGCCACTCCGAAGGATTGACCATAACCGAATACGTCGCCTTTACGACTTCGCTCGATGTCGCTTGGACACGCACCGCAACAAGCCGCCCGAACACGTCAAAGGGGGCTTTGAAATCCCCGATGTAAACCGTGCGCAGATTTTTGGCATCAGATGGTAATTGGTAGAACCCTTCCCACGGATAAGGGGGAACATCTGCAACCCTTACAAGGGTCGCCGTTTCCTGCGCAAATCTCCAAGGGTAAAGCGAAATCACTGCTTCCAGTGTGTCGGCATATGCTCGGTTTGCCGCGTCCGCTGTTGCACTGTTCTCAATAAACGAAACGATCGGCGGGATGCCGATCAGTGAAAGTGCTGCGTTTGTGACCTTGATGTCACTGTCGGATACACTCAAAGCTGGCATTTATGCCTCCATTTTGAAAAAGGGCCGACCGCCTTGTGAAGCAGCCGGCCCTAAGTTTTCCACTGCCACCACTGCCATGAGGCAGCGGAAGCTATTATGCAGCTGTCGTCAGCGTTGAGACTTCGTAGATGCCTGTGTCTTCGATGCCAACGGCACCCATCGACATGCAGGAAACTGCGGACCATGCGGAATAGGTGTTTTCCCAATCCCAGTTGGTGTTGATCTCTTTGTTGACGCCGTGACCGATGGCCGATTTGTGCCATGCAATGTTTTTGGCAACATTAGTTGTCACAACAATGTTCGGCTCGACCAACCAGAGAACACCCATCCAGAGTTTAGCGGTCATGCCGCCTTTGAATGGGAGGCTGTCTTGGCCAACGAAGTCAGCATTTGCAAACTCGGAAACCTTCAACATCTGAATGAATGTCTTCGGGTGAACAGCGCAGAAGCGCTGGCCATCATCAGGCACTTCATTTGTCGAGAAAGTCTCAACAATGGAAAGCATTTTTGCCAAGTCCATTGCTTCCAGCGGGTCACCCAGATCAGTTGCATTCGCGCCGGCGTCCAAAGCTGCGATGATGATTTCATCCGCTTTCTTGCCAAGACCGCCAACGTGCGTGCGAACGTGTGCCATTTTCTCATCTGTGTTGATCTTCAACAGATCAAGATCATCGATCAGAGTTGGAATGTACCAGTCAACCATTGTGGCCGACACGCGAGTATGCAGCGGATCAATGAATGTGTGCTGGGCGTTCCGCGACTTTGATTGCGCTGCAAGTGAACCAAAGATTTGGAAATAAACAACAGAGCCACGAACTGCGCCTTTACGGGTTGTACCCATAAGGCGAGAGCCAAGCTGTTGGAATGAAAGATGCACGTCGCTGTTATATTCTTCAACGAATGCTACGTCGATTGATGGTGCCATTTCGGCCTCCTGTCAAAAAGTGAACTACCTGATTTTCGGGTGTTCCTCTTGGTGACAGTGATGCGGGTAATCCTTACGGGGCCGCAGTCAGCCGTTGAGGGGCCGGATATGGAGACTGTGATTGAAAAAGCACATATCCCTTGAATGGATCATTAGCTTTCTGCATTTCTATGTCAAACCCCAAATATTGAAGCCAAAGCAACCGTCGTTCCTGATTGAGAGGTGCGATGTTGTATGTTGACCAGCCATTTGCCTCCCAGATTGTCTTCATTTTTTTGCATTGTCGGGTCATTGTGCGCCATTGGCTGTCGGCCAAGTCAGTGCCGAGAAACCAGATAAGGCCCTTGTCGACATGTGTTGGGACCAATCCCCCGATCCCAACAATGCTATCGTCAATCCAGATTGTCCAAAACTCGCCATTCCCCTCGAAGGCTTTGAACATATCCTCTTTGAAAGACCAGCTGGCGATGTTCTTGCCTTTTTGAACCGCCAGCTGCGTGACCTCATCGATGTCGCTTTCGCGCATAAACTCGCAAACCATACCGATGTCCCAACGTGTCGAAGGGAAGATGCCACTTGTCATTGCGGATTACGTGCCGCGAAGTCCTTCCACAAGCCGCGCACTTTCGCGGTGTAATCCGGGTCTTCACCAAAGCGCGGATCACCCTGCATTTCGCGGATTTCCCCGCGTGTCAGTGGCTCTGTCCGCTGTGTCGGCGTATCACCTGGGGCAAAGTTGTTGTCGCCCATTTTGTCGCGCATCCGTTCCATGAACTCAACACCAGCCGCCGTTGTCATAACGGCCTCGACAATCTTGTGGTCCGACTTGTCCACATTGGCGTTCAGCCAGCGATTGACATCATCGATGCGACTTTCAGCATTTTCACCCAGCGCGGCCTTTTCCTTTTCAGGGTTTGGAAAGTTGCTGTTGTAGAGCTGCAAAAGCTTTTGATAGCCCTCTTTGCCAACACCCTGCTCTTTCGCCCAATCGCGCAAGCCGCCGTCCAGTTCTTCCGTGATCTTGAAATTCAGGTCTTCCGGCGCCTCATATTCGCCAATGTCCTCTGGGACACCCCGTTCTTCCAAGAAGGACTTCTTTGCGGCCTCGATGGCCTCATCCTTCACTTCTGCGCGAAGATCGTCGGTCTTTTTCAAGAACGACTTAGACATTTCGGCATAGCCTTTTGCCTGTTCTTCAGGTGTTTTGAATTTCTCAAGAAGCCACTCTGGGCGTTCATTGTCGGCTGGCGGCGATGCCTGCGAACCCTCACCCGCTGCACCGCCGCTCTCGCCTGCTTTGAACATCGAGCCGCTTTGTCCCGAAGCGGCTGCCTGCCCTTCGCCCTCTGATCCGGCGGGAACTCCAGAACCTTCCTCGTCAGCTGGCATACGCAGTATATCTCGATATTTATTTATGAACATGGCAGTGGTTCCTTTTTACTTTGGGGTTGATCGTCTGCGTGCATCCAAGATGCCAAAAAGCCTTCGCATCCCTTCCTGCATCCGCAATTCTGCGTCTGTCGCGCTTGGCGGCATGACGGTCATAACCGTGATCGATTGAAGGTAATTCATCAGCTTCTCGCCTTCATCACTCCCCAATACACCACGGCACACAATGTTGATCCGTTCTTCCATTTCTGCAGGACGCTTGAACCCGTCGATGGTTCCTGCGTCCGCTGGCTTCAAATCACGGATACGCTTTTCAATAAACTCGCTCATGCTTGAGGTGGTCCTGCTTGCTGCTG